GTCAGCGCGGCCGAGGCGGCGGCCTGGGTGCCGACGACGGCGTCAATCCGCGCGGCCATGTCCTGCAGCTCGCCGGCCGTCACGCCAGCGGAGTTGCCGCTCATGATGATGGCCTTGTCGAACTCCCGCGCCTCTTCGCGGCCCTTCGAGTAGCCCAGCGCCAGCACGCCGAGCACCGCCGCACCGACCGTGAAAGGGTTCACCCATGCCGCGACGGCACCGCCCACCGCGAGCAGCGCCGGCACGGCGCCGCCGAAAGAGTCTTTCAGCTGCCCGCCCTGCTGCAGCAGGACCGTCAGGGGCGCCTGGCCAGCCTGGAGGCCGACCACGATGTCGGTCATCTGAGCAGGCAGCTGGCGCAGCGCGGCGGAGGTCTGCGCCGCCGACACGTAGCCGGCCGAGTAGCGCTGTTGTGCCTGGGCCAGCAGCTCGTTGTAGCGCTGCTGGGTGATGAGGCCCTTCCCAAGGGCAGCGTCGAGCTGGATCTGCGCCTGCTGCAGCTTCGTGGTGCCGGCCGCAGCCGGCTGCAGCTCGTCGGCCAGGTGGCGCACGGCGACGGCGTCGTCGTCGTAGCGGTCCTTGGCCTGCGCCATCAGCTGCGTGTGCTGCTGCTGGGTGATCTGCCCCCGGGCCAGTGCCCCGTCGAGCTGGGTCTGTGCCTCGGCGAGCCGGCTGGCGGCCGTCGCCGCGGGCGCCAGGCTGGACGTGAGCTTGTCCAGCTCGACCTGCTGGCGCGCCAGAGCGTCCGCGGCCTTCCTGGCTGCCTCGGCCTGGTCCTTCTCCGCCTGGGTGAGCTGTGGCACCGCCGGCACGGGCGGCGACGCTGGCGGTGCGGGCGGCGGAGGCGATACCTCTGGCCCGGGCGTTGGGGCGCCGGTCGCACCGGCGCGCGTGGGCTTGAGGCTGGCAGCGTCTGCTGCCTCCTTACCGATCTGCTTGGTCTTGGCCAAGTCGGCATTGACCGCCTGGATGTTGCCGCGTGCCTCGTCGACCAGCGCCTCGAGGCGCATGGCGACGACGAACTCGGTGGAGCCTCCCGTCGCCATCAACGCACCTCTGCGCCCGTGAACACCACGGCGGCGGCCACGGCCGACTGCTTGGCTCGCAGCTCAGCCTGGCGCTCGATCGCAGAGAGATAGCCCGTCACCTGGCTGAACGTGTAGAAGCCTATGCGTTCGGCGTCGTGGCCAGCGCCGACAAGCTGCTGAGCAACACCGAACCAGTCGATCCCATCGCCCTGCCCACCTTCGCCAGCCTGGGCAGGGTCTGGGTAAAAAAATCCATGTTCACTTCCAGGATCAGTGCGAAGGCCTCGGCGACCGTCACGATGGGCATGGACTGGACGTCGGTAACTGTCAGGCGCTGCACCTGGTCGAACAGCGGTTCGCCTTGCGCCGGCACGGCGATACAGCCAGCGACCAGCTGGTCGAGCGCATCGCGCGTCGGGCCGGCGCGCAGCTGCTCGAGCTGGGCAGGGCCGAGCGCCCAGTCGAACTGCTGCGACCAGGTGGCGACGTCCAGCGCGGCGCCGAAGAGGCGCATCTCGACCTTGAAGACGAGAACGTCGATCTCGCCTATCGAGCGGGGCACTGGTTGATTGAAAAGGCTTTGCGACGACGTCACGCGACGACTCCCAGCATGAAGCGGATGGTGTTGAGATAGATCCGGCCGTTGGCGCCCAGATCGGTGGCGCCGTAGACCAGCAGGGCGCCCGAGTCGTACAGCTCGAACACCAGCGATCGGCGCTCGTTGGTGGACGGCTTGAAGGCTGCGACCAGTCCCACGATGGTGCTCTTGGGCTTGTAGGGGGCGCTGATGGTCAGGACTTCGGTGAGATCGCTGGTGGCGCCCGCGGGCGCGACAACACTCCCACGCAGGCGGAACTCGCCTCCAGCTATCGCAGCACCAAATCCTCCGCTTGGCTGCCAAGCGGCATTGAGGGCGACCGAGTCACTGAAGTCGGAGAGGGCGCTGATCGTGCCAAGAGCGCACGCGGTGCCCACGATGCGGGAGGGCTCCACGCCGAAGGCGCCGTCGTTGCGCACGGCGTACCCGCCGGCGTTGTGGGCGTGAAGCACGCCGTGGGTCACGTCGCCCTTGAGCACGTAGCCGTCGTCACGGGAGTTGGTCACCGAGCCCGAGCCGATGTCGATGGTCTGGCCACCGGTCATTTCGATGCCGGTGCGCACGTCGCGGATGCGGTGGGTGCCGATCTTCCAGTCCAGGCAGCGGCCATCGATCTTCATCGGCGCCACGAATTGATTGCCGTCCGTGTATTCGAAGTGGCCGATGCTCACCCCGACGACCTGGGCGCCCGTGCCGGCGGGCAGCAGCAGCGTGTCGCAGTTGCGCCCGCGCAGCAGTTGGATGTTGACGTTGCGGGTGGCCAGGCCCTTGGATTCGATCTTGCCGGTGCCGCCCGTCCAGTTCGGATCGAGCGGGTGGCCCACCGTGATCGATTCGATCTCAATGTCGCCCGCCAATGCGCTTTCGTCGTCGGACTTGATGACGTAGGTGCTGCCGATCTGGGCGTGCAGAACGACCGCCCCACCCGAGACCTTCTGGCTCTTGAGCGCGTAGCCGTGAAAGCCGCCGCGGCACTCGATGTAGCCGTGCTGGACACCGATGAGACGCTCGGCCAGCAGGCAGTGGCCCCACGTCTCCTGCTGCTCGGCGATCGCAGGCGGCAGCAGGACGCGCACGTTGGCAAAAGTCCAGTCCCGGTTGTAGGTGGTGAGGATCGCCGGATCGCCGGCCGCCGTGTTGCGCAGTCCTTCCTCGTAGCGCCCACCGCCGATGTTGGCCCTGAACCAAGGGCCAGTGTCCACACCGGCATTGAAGAAGCTGGCGCGGCTGCCAGACTGGTCGACCGTGCCGAAGAAGATGGTGCCGCTATTGGGCTGCAGGCGATCGAATCCACTCGAATACGCCGGCATGCCCTCACCGAGGATCGGCACGTCCGCACCGCGGAAGTCCCAGCCACCGACCCCAGCGTAGTAGCCCACCGAGCCGGTCGGAACCCAGAGTGGGCGTCGCTTCGCGACAGCCTTGTCGAGCGCGCGATAGAGCTTCGAGGCCTCGATAGTGCCATCGCCCCACACGTCGAAGCGCCGCACGTCCAAGGCCGTGCTCATCAGCTCGTTCATGCTGACCCAGCTTGCCCCGTCCTTGCTGAAGTACTCGTCCGCCCCGTTGAGCTGGACGACGCGCAGGCCCGCCTTGCCAGGGTAGTTGCGCCACTCGCCGCCGTTGAAGACGGCGTAGCCACCGTCCTCGTAGATCTGGCCGAGTCCCGGCACCGGTGCCGGCGGCAGGTCGCTGCCGCGCGGCACTGGCGGCTGGACTGTGTAGAGCGCCAAGTGATCGTCGATCAGGCGCAGGTTGTCCTCCATGCCGTTCGGCGCCCTGAACGGGTTTTCCGAAGGCTGGAAGCGCGCAAAGATGCCGCGGGCAAGCTGGTCAGCCATGCGCTGCCCTCCCATTCATGAGTCGGAACCACTTCGGCGAGGACTGCATCGGCGGTCGCACGGGCCGCAGGCGGAAGGAAAAGCGGATCTCGCCCGTGGCCTCCCTGATGACCTGGAAATCCTCCATCGGCTTGATGACCGCGCGATAGCAGTCGACCCGCGTGGGCGCGTTGGTGTGCCGGTTGACGCCTGCGAAGACGAGGCCGAGCGTCACGCGGGGTCGCTGGAAAGCCTCGACCCAGTACGCCTCACCTTCGGACGTGTATCCGAGGCTGATCGTGGCGTTGGCGGGCGCGGCGAAGCCCTGAAGCACGCGGATGCCGAGCGGATCGCGCTCCCAGTGGATGCCTTCGGCCCAGGCACCCCAGGAAGGAACGACGGAAACCGGCTGCTGCACATCCAGCACCTCCCGAGAGAACAGCATCGCGCCCTGGGGGACCTGGGCGTCGGCGACGTACAGCGTCTCCTGCAGCGCCGCGCCCGCGCTCTGGCGGACCAAGGTGTAGAGCGCGTCCGCCAGGTTGCGCGCGCCATGCGCGAGCACCACCAGGTTGCCGGCGACGCCTTCGATGAGATACGCGTCCTCGCCATTGCCGTCCGCGGTGTAGTCGGGGACGTTGAGCTCCTGCACCTGGGGTGTGAGCGTCAGCGTCTTGGAGTTGCCGATGAAGCGCCCGGGCGGCATCGTGAGGATGCCGCTCGAGGGCAGCGCGGGCGCCGCAGGCCAGTTGCTCCCCCAGCTCGCATCCGCGCTGGTGTCCACGGCGCCTGTGCTGGACAGGGGGGCCGTGAAATGCACCCGGCCCCGACCGAAATAGTGGGGCTGGTGTTGCATGGCCGAGCGTCAGATGCGCAGGGTGCCGTACTGGCTCAGCGGGTTGGCGGCGGTGCCGCGCGGCTTGGTCGAGTCGCGCAGGACCTCGCCCTTCAGCTCCAGCATGGCTGAGTCGGCACTGAGCATCTGGACGTTGGCCGCGGGGCCGAATTGGACCTTCCAAAGATCGAAGTGCGCGGTGCCGCCGCCGTCCATGACGTTGACGCCATCGAAGTGCAGCTGCACCGGCTTGCTGGGCCGGGTGGCCAGCTGCACGCGGATCTGGTCGACGCGCTGGTAGGAGACCTGGATGTTGGGCTGGCCCACGCCGGCAGTGACCGTCGGCGCGGGGATGGTGCTGCCCTCCGGGATCTCGATCGAGCCCGCCTCGGTGATCACGTAGTCGGTGCCGGCCACGTAGGCCACGGGCTGCGCGGCCGTGTTGGTCACCGTGATCGGCTTGCTCAGGTCGGGCATGTCGTTGAGCGGCACGATGGCGCCTGGCCAGGCCACCTTCGGCTCGGAGGCCACCGCAGCCGTCGCCAGCTGCTCGCCGCTGCCGTGCAGGCCCAGCACCAGCGTGGTGAGGCTCATGCATTTCAGCTGGAGGGTGACCTCCATGTAGTCGATCTCGCGCGAGCTGCATTCGGTGCCGCCGGCCGAGGTGGTGAAGTCCTTCACACGCTCCACGGTCTCGTTCACGTTGACCGAGAGCTGCGGCGAGTTGCCCACAGACATCAGGCCGGCGGTCTTGGCGATCGCCGCGGCGTAGTCCAGCACGGCGATGCGGCCGCGGCCCTTGAAACAGCAGTTCTTTGCCATGGTGGCTCCTAGTCGTTGCAGTGGTTGCTCTCGCAGGTGAAGGCGAGCGCGTAGTAGGAAAACTTGGGCAGGTGCAGCGGCGGCGCCGGCGTGGCCAGCCGCAGAGGGCTCCGGCAGCCCGTCAGGGTCTTGCCGTGCAGGTTCGCGAGCTGCGCCAGCTTCGGGCCCGCCAGCCGTGCCATGGCGGACGCATCGCGCTGCGCGGCTGGCGTGGCCAGGGCCAGCACCAGGAACCAGCGGTGGTGCAGCGCATAGCTGTCGTCGTCGGCGGCCTTGACGACCGGGTTGCCATAGACGACATAGACGGCCGGCGTGACCTGCATTTCCTCGGCGACGGAGCCGATCTCCATGCGGGTGCCGACCTTGCGGCACCAGGCGTCGGGCCCGACCTGGGTTCGGGCCTGCACCCAGGCGACCATAGCCGCCTCGGTGTCGGAGTAGTCCCAGCCGCTCATCCGAAGCCCCGCAGGCTCTCCGGCGTCAGCGCCGGCGGCGCGAAACACGCCTGGGTCTCGGGTTCCTGCTGCGCGTCCGAGCCCACCAGGTCGCCGGGCGAGCCGCCCCAGGGGCAGGACAGCAGCGCGGCGCCGGCGGCGATGGCCTCCAGCTCCTTCACCGCAGCCCGGAAGCGGCGGTAGACCTCGTTTTCGGGGGCCAGGTCGTCGTGCAGGTAGTAGCGCGCCAGGTCGCAGGTCAGCCGCGTCAGCACCGGCGGCGGCACCAGCGTGGGCGGCGCGTTGGGCGCCGTGGGCGGCTTCTTGCAGCCGATCAGCGGCAGGCGGTAGACCTGGCCGACGTAGCCGTCCACGAACGCCTGGGCGTCGCCGATCTTGACCGCCACGCGCGCGCCGTCGACGGTGCTGGGCGGGATGTTCACCAGGTCGGTGAGATCCACCAGCTCCGCCTCGCCGAAGCGGGCGATCATGTCGGCGACGGTCGCGTAGTCCATGGCGCCAGGCGTCAGGCGGCGTGGACGTGGCGCAGCAGCTGCACCTCAATGATCTGACCCGCGCCGGCCGCGGCGCCCAGGGC